TTTTTTCGTTTCATAATATCACCTGTTTATATTTTGCCTCTCGCAAGAGGATTAGTCACTGGACTTTGCGCTCCGAGTTGCGCCAGGGTGACTTTCCCGTCGCGAAACGCCTGTGCTGCTTTTTTACTTCCTAGAACATCAGACGCGAAATCAATGTTCTTTTTAGATTGTTCTCTTAGCCAACCTTCATAGTGAGTTCGAGAGGTTTTTTGTTGAACTTTTATTATTCCCTCTTCTCTTAGTTTTTTAGTATTTTTTCTAACTTTACCCGTGCTGGTCGTGTTATCCCCGCGAACATATTTTTTCCCGGGACCAATGGCAGGCCTTTCCGACTGCCCTGGATCGATGCCCGCAAGCCGCGGTGCACTGGAGGATCGACAGTTCCAATGAATTCGTCCCGGTCCTGCGTCCCAACTAATCCCATGTTCAATAGCTTCATGCCCTAGAGTGTATTCAAGTCCGTCCCGGATGCCGCAGATGTTTGGCGTCGTTCTCCCATCCAGTGTACTGATCCAAATAATCGCTTCAACGAGTTCCGGGTTCCGTTGAAAAACTGCATTCTTTGCCTCTGTTGCATTGTGCATGAAGTAACTACGAGTAATCGTTCGGACATCAGCGTTAGCTTTGCCTAATGTTCCTTTTAGTCCTCGTGTCATCTCCTGGACATTCTTACCGCCAATATACCCTCTTTCTAGTTGTTTGTTAATCCTGAGAGATTGAGCGCCGAAAGCTTTTTTCGTATGGTAAGCAAAAGTGTGACCCTGATAGGTTCTTTTCCTTGCGGACTTTACAACATTCGCAGCACGAGCGGCGACAATGGATTCAGTAGACGCGATCGCTAGATTGTTTTGGGTCCATGCTAGTTCCGCAGTAATCGCTTCGGATTCAATTTCAAGTAGTTCCGTTGGCCAGTCTTTCTTGTAAAATTTTTTCAGACGTTTGGTAACTCGGGTCTGCAAACTTTCTAACTTGCGCCGAGTGCGAGAACCTCCTGCGAATGCGACGTCTACGTCCTGTAAGATCGCTGAATGAATTTTACGAATCCGCTTGGACATATCTACTGCTTCACCTTCAGCTGCACGGAGGAGCGTCAGTGTCCGTCTAGTGTAGTCCTCAGTGACCTCTGCCTGCTTGGTCATTAGTCATCCTGAAGTGTTGGATCATCATTATCATCAGCGAACTCACCCATGTCTGGAGAGGAAGAAGGTGCTTCGTTAAAAATTCTAGCAAGTTCATCTTCTACTTCCTGGGCGCTATCGATTAAACCATTTTCAATAAGAATTTTAATAAAGGATTCTTTTGAATATAAACCGTTCTGCCAAAGTTGCATAAGGGCTAACGCCATCGGAGCGTCGAGAACAGTTTCAGCGAAGTCCGTTGACATATTAAAACTAACCAGTTCCGGGTCCGCACCTTCGATCTGTGCTACAACTTTCAAAGCATCATTAATTCCGCGAATAATATTGTTCACAACTCCAATCAGTGTTGCACCTTGCTGACTCTGCCGAATTTTTACCGTGTCCGTTGCTTCTGCACTGGTCTGACTTGGTCCTAATAGTGTAGCTCCATACTTAGCGGCTTCGTCAAACAGTTGAACGATTGAACGCCCGACATGATCCAACGCTCCTGTGTCAGTAGCGGGAAAAAAAGCTTTCGCTTGGGGGTTTTCTAAAACGAGCGCCACTGTGGAGCCAAAGGCGACAGGTAATTGCTCTGCCTCTGCGCCCGTAATAGTAAAAATAGGATTGCAAGTCATATACTGAGCCTGAGACAGATCAGCGTCTTTACGATAGATAGATAAAGCGATTTCAGTAATCGACGCTAACGGTACCGGACCAGGTGTAAACTCATTCTCTAGTGACCCAATAGGTATAACGGGCACGGTTTCAAACTCCGTGCCTTGTAGCTGCGGGATTGTCTGACTGATTAGAATGTCATTCATGTATTTTTCTAGAACAACTTTTCCCGCAAGGTCTCTGTGGACGTTTGTTTCCTCAGCTCCGGTATCTTCATTCGTCGAAGTAACTAACGCTGGATACTGTCGGTAAACATAGAAAACGTCCTCATCATCACAACAAAAACCATCGTCGCCGGGAATTTCAACGCATTCTTTTAAGACAACCATTTGAGTGGCGCCCGACATTTCATTAACTCGCCAATTCGTAATATTTTGGGTTTTATACAAAACGAGTCGAGCTTCGTTTGTGACTGGATCAATATCAACAGCTAGAGCACACCTACCTCCTGACAAAGTAGCTATCAGCATTTGGACAAAAAGATCCTTTAGATTAGAACCTTTTTTCGTCGCTGCTGTTTCTAAATACGCCATAGACGTTGGCAGTTCCATTTCAGGATTAGCCTTAGTCGCAACACCAATTAAACCTCGAAGAGTGTTTAGAGTAATTTCAGGAAACCTTGCTCGCTGAAGATAGGCGCGGTAAGCGGGATTCGGATGCCACCAAGGAGCAGTCGTTTGGTCATATTGGTCTATTAAGTTATCAATAGCTGATATTGTGTGCGGGTAGCTAACTGACGGCGAGGTGTCATTAACCTCGAAGCCCGCAGGCATTGGGAGATAAACAACATTCCCTCTTTTAACTGTATCCGATCCTTCGATCGATTCCCTAACTGTTCGCCATTCAAACTTTCGGCGACTGAACTGTTTATGTTCCGTTTCAACTCCGGTCTTACTCATTATATTCTCCTTCGAACGGAAGCGGCGGCACCATACCCAGCACTAACGCGGATAATGGGAAACCTCTTCGCAATAAAATATCCACCCGCCTCGGTGATATGGTCTAGTCCTGAACTTTTATCCGGGATGCCATTGTCATCCCAAACAATCTGCTCGAGAGCGTCCGTATACTGCGGACACTGCTCGGTATTTACTTTGTAACTTCGGACCTGCTTACCATTGCAGAACTGAGCGTTCATACAGTTGACCCTATCACGGATAAGCGGGTTAGAAAAATCATTTTTCATAACGTATCCAGCCTTCGTTAGCATAGCCAAGTCTGTCCTTGTAGGTGAACTGTTTGAACTGCTTCGCTTGTTACCACTTGCGTCAGGGTAACAGTGAATAGGGTTGTTCGGATACCGTTCATCCCATGCGGCGATCTGCGCTTCGGTGTCATAAGCGTTAAACACTTCGCTGATGGCGACAGGTTGCTCGTCCCGAATAACATGAGCGACCGAAGCGCCAACCTCTACGTTAAAATCCATTCCGATGTGCACGACTTCACCTTCAAACGGAGCAGAAATGTCGCTGTGACTGTCGATACGGTTAAATCCTTTATAGACATTGCTAGAGTTTAAGTTAACGAACTCGCCACGGAGATACGCTCGAATCAACTGATCGGGATATGAACTAAGAAGTCCATCAATGTATCCTTCGGGCAAGTGAGGGTTGGAGTATGTACTGGCTCGATAAATCCCGTAATCTGCATTCCCTTCTTTCACCCAGCGCTTGTGGGCAAACCTGAATCCTTCTGGCGTCGTATACGCTGAGACCCGATTAAGCTCAGTCTGATATAGTTCAACTTCCTCGCCTCTTTTGGCTTTAGATTTTACCTCCTGCCAATCAGTGCGGAGAATGCGCTGATCATTTTGATCGAAGATGTAAATTTTTTGTCTGTTCCTAGCTATGACCGCGTTCCAAGCTGCCTCCGCTTGTAGTTCTCGCAAGGTGTCTAGTTCATCAACATGGGAACGGAAAACTTCGTAACCAATAATTCGTTCGGGGTTAGATAAACTGCGGCAGTAGATGTCGCCGATTCCAGAATCACTAACATAGAAAATATGGTCCGACTTGTTAAGTGTAAATCGCAAGTCAGCGTCGTGGAGCCGCTGTATAATAAACGGCTCCGTGATAAGCTTGAGGAGGTCATACGTCGGCGCATAAGCTCCGATGTTGGCTCCTGGATAGTTAATGAGGTCTGTAGCTGCACTGACAGACATTGTTGTCGACTTGCCACTACCGAAGCCGCCAACGAACAATGGGTATTTTTCTTTAGCTTTGTAAAACGAAGACTGTGGACCGGTTAACCTTGCTAGTCGGTAAGTGTCTTCGTCCTCCTCTACGAGAACTGGGAGGGTGTTATTCATCCTCGTCGAGTTCCAACTCAACAGTCTCTACGATTAGTCGTCGGCGTCGTTGTTCTCCATTGCTTTTGCTACTTGATCCGGTTGTCGTAGACACAGGCTGAATACCTGTATAGTCCAAAAACATCTGAGCGGCTTTCATGTCGCCTTCCACCGCGGCTTGATTAACCCCGGTGAAAACATTCTGCACACCCATTGACAAGCCACGATCATAATCAGAATTAAAAAGTTCCTTATGGATTTTTTTAAGCTTAGGATAGTCGACGCCCATTGCTACCGCAATTCGTTCGAGAGGAGCACCAGATTGAGCCGCAGCTCGAACCTGTTCCCTGTTGAAAGGGGGTAACTGTTCCTCCGGCGTTTCTCGGCGTCGACGTTTTGTCGCCATGTGTTTTCCTCGATGAGTCTCTGGCTAGTGTACTCAAGACTCCAGCGGAGAACAATATCACTTCTCGTTAGCAGGTATTCGTAGATCAACTCCGAGTCGTTCAAGCACATCCCGACATCGACCAGCATCCACCTCAGAACCAGATCCTTGCTCACATCCGATCAGGGATAGTGGTGCGAGGACAACCAACAACATTGCGGCAACAACTCTCCAATCATCAATCCATATCTTTTTCATTATGATTCCATCCATTCGTCGAACGTTTTAATATTATGATCGTGGCTTGTCAATGGGTATCACTTCTCGTTAGCAGGTATTCGTAGATCAACTCCGAGTCGTTCAAGCACATCCCGACATCGTTTATAAACGAGTTGACGAGACACTCCGTGCGCGTCCCCTGCTTCTTGCAAAGTTTTTTTCTCTACTAGAACCATTCGAATAAACTGCTTAGTGTGATCAGCATATTTCGACCCCTCGAGAAACTTTTCAACTTCCTCGTTGTCATACTCCGACTGTCGGATACTAAACTTGACTTGACCTTTGGGCATCTGAGTTATTCCTTATAAAATTAAAAATTCATTCGTGAATCCTATCACCGTTGACGCTGAATGTATCTATCAACGGTGAAAAATACGCTTGTATTCGAGTCTTTTTAACGATTCAACTTTCCATGCTGCTCACTGCCAAAAGTCGAAGCGGCTTTAAACCCTTTGTTTTACAGTCTTTTTCCTTTCTTTGATTCATCTTTTCATCTTAATTCAAGTTAATATATATTCTTATACCCACACGCTCGCACATCCGGGAGGTAAATTCTTTTTCAGTTGAAAACATGAAACATGAATTTTAAACTGTTTTCTTTGTAGAATCAGTAGCTTACAAAATTCATCTTTTTTAAAGAGTTGAATCATATTTTTTAAAGTTTCTTTTTCCGATTCATGTTTCATATTATTTCGACTTTTTTTTCAGTTGCTAAACACTATTCATCTTCTGCAATTCCCAGAAACTCTCTAACTGTTTCTGCTTTCGGCAGTCTCCAACCTCTTACAACTTCGCCGCGTATCTGTCTTGGCTTACCAATTTCGGGAAGTAAATGTTTCATTTGCTTAGTTACCATATGCGGGGTCAGCGTCACATAGTGATTCGTTCTTCTTACGAACTCCTGCACTTCATGATTAAGCCAAGACTGAGGAATCCAGTACACCGCCCGATCATTTTCACTTACGACAGGGACTTCCTCATCTCTCTTAATTAACCCTTCTCCGTATGGATCTGCATGGAGTCGCTGGTCCATTCGCAAGCGATCATGAAATGGGTCCGCTTTAGCAAGTTCGGCCGCAAGGAACGCGCGAACATAGGATTCCGATACGACTGCACTTTGGTCCTGCTGACTTTCTAAAGCTAAAGTCTGCGGGATGTGATCACCAGGATGCCAACCGTCTGGCAGCTTATAACTTAAAAAGTGACCGAGGATGTCTCCCAAACCTTTTTTTATTTCTTGGCGAAGTGGGCCAAAGTATTTTCGATCCTGCTTATATTGATCACCGACTTCGAACACCGCGAAGCGCCTTTCGTCGCCCGCTGCGGGCACCGCCCAATCATGATTAGTAGTTAACAGAAACTTGGCGCCATTTGCTACCTGGTAGGGGTCCACACCCTTAGGCTCAATCATTACTGTTTTACTAGTGATTAAAGATTTAAGTTTTCCCTGTCCTTTTTTATCTCCTGCCCAACCTGCTTCTTCCAAGCTCACCCATAAAGCGCCTTCTAGCTGTTTATTAAACCGCCCCGTTAAACCATCATCATGATCAATTAAAACGCCGTGAGCGCCAAATATGGTACGGAAGGCGTCACTCACCATACTCTTCCCAACACCGCGGCCACCTTTCAGTACGAGCATAACACCCGGCACACTGCCTGGATTCTGTATGGCCCAAGCAAAAAAGCGCATTAGATATTCGCCGCACTCCTCACTCTCTGCGCCCAACACTTCCGTGATATGTTTTAAAAAAAGAGGGATAGGTCCGTCAGCGGCTTCAACTGCGAAGCCCTGCCATAGGTTGAGCTGATTAGCATTAGGTTCATTTGGAGGTGCTGCTAACTGAACTCCACTGTATCTACGCCGGTAAGAATGATCGATCCATCTTTGTGGAACTTTTCCTTGCGGTGGATCTGTAGGGTCTATGGGCATGGTCCGCAATGTGCCGAAGTCGTCTCGGAAGTTGTGCAGACTATGCCATTCCCATTTAATGTCCGGCGTCACCATCTTATCCAAAAGACCTGGCAAGACAACGACCCGGGAACCTTTACCTTCGGAAACAAACATTGCACGATTATTCATTTCGCGAAACAGTTCGCTGGCTTCCGGTAGGTCAACTGTCGGCGGATCGATTCCTAGCTTTTTACCTATGTAGAAAATAGTTGTAAGACCAACGTCGCGGGATGTATCCCCTTTCGTAAAAGATTCCCATTTGTCCGGCCATTCATCTGGATTAAACTTTTGACCCTGCGCGGACCATTTATAAAATACCCTATACCCAAACTGTTCATTCGGTAAAGTCTTAAGAGCCATACCGATTTTTAACCAATCACTATATTCGACATCGGATGGAATATCTTTTAGGATAAGAAGTAGGTCTCGCACCTGGCGGGACATTGTGCCCAAGAACATATATTCCCCGGTTAAACCTGCGACCCACTTAGCGAAGGACATATCAGTATCCTCCTCATTGGCGATCTGTGCCGCGGCTTTCCGTTCGGAAAATAGCGGCTCAATTCTAAGCGCTTTCATAAGAGCGTCTAAATCGTAGCGATCCATATCAGGTCGCCATTGTGTGCAAATAGCCTTGTGACCGCCTGCTTCTTTCCGACTTCCTGGTAGCCGCATAATTCGATAAGCACCTATCGCCCCGGGATCTGAATAACCTGCGGAGATCAGTGCACTAATACAAGCCTCATAGAATTCCAAAGTTGGCAGATGGCTCATGTCTTCATCGTGTATTATATAACCCCACTGCTCATTACCAGGACTCGTTTCTATTACCCAGTGCGGAACAACTTCTGGAGCTTTTGCTTTTGTTCCTATATCATCAAGAACGAAACAATAGGCCGCGACTAGATTTTTTCTTGTTCGGCCGGGGTAAGTATATTCTTCACCGGTTGTTTGATTTACTTTTGTAACTGTTTCTCCATTTACTGTGCTAACACAGAAAAAGTTTTGAGAAGTAAGTCGTTGTTCTGAACTAAGTTGGGTGCTGCGGCGAGTGGGACAGACTGCGATGTGTTCTTGTTCTAATGGTTTTTTGTGTAAGCCTTTAAAAATGACCTGAAGAAATTCTTCTTTGAAGACTTTTGATTCTGTGCTGGCCTGAGTTTCCGACATTCTTAAATCCATTTTTATCGATGTGTGGTTGGGGATAGTGATAGTAACTATTCAACGGATTTGTGTAAACCCTTTTTAAGTTTTTCGAACTTTCCCATCAATACATTGTTGTTTACAGTTAACCATTGACGGATTATATTGGACGCTCAAAAATTAAAAACGAGGAATAGAAAATGCCAATCCAACACGCAAAAATCGGCGGCAGTGTATCCGGCCGGATAATTCAGTGTCCTTGGTTTTTAGCAAACCTGGATCGAGCGCCAGTTGAAACAAGTCAGAATGATGCTGCACTAGAAGGAACGGCTTTACACAACCTAATGGAAGCCTACTACCAAGACGAAATTGATTCCATA